CAATTAAACTTATAATTTCCATAAGACAAGAGCCATTTACCAAACTTTATTCGGCTCACAGTTAATTTTGCTTTTGGGGCATAATCAGGATACTCATTAATAAAATCTAAATATAAATCATTTTGGTAAATTCTTGTATCTAAACACAGCTTAGGATTAGATATCCCATCAATTATACCACACCACTCAGCAAATTCGTGAGAAGTATCAGCAATTAGTACACGAGCCCTAAGATTTACAAATTCACTTTTTAGTAGACCTTTATCTAAATGTAATTGTAAGCACTGAATCATATAATTATCAAACTGACACCAATCATTATCATTCCATTCTCCAAACATTAACTTACCAAACTCTACAAGTGGTGTAAACTCTTTTGTGTAAAACTGACTAAGTTCTACATCCCACTTTCTACGAGCAAAAGAATTACCCTTACCTCTAATTGCATAGTTAGTAGTGATGGCCACCTTTGGAGATTTACTAAATGGTATCTTAATAGAGTCTTTATTTTTCTTTTCTAAAGTTAATCCTTCTGTAACCACACTAAACAATCTCTCAAAGTCAAAATTTTTCTTTACATCATCAAAACATAATATTTGAGTATCAGCAGAAACTAATTGATAAGCAAATGATTTATCAAAGTTAAATGACTTACCATCTATAACTACTAACTTTTTCATTTGTGCTAACCCATTCATAAATAATCCCTTTCCTGTTCCTCCTTCAGGATTATCTGATATAACCTCATCATTTAATATAGTAGCTGGACAATAGGATAAGTTTTTCCATCCATGTAATAAATAACCCATCGTAGATTCCATAGATAAAGTTCTCTTCCCATCACTTCCTGATATGTTAGATATAAAGGTTTGGAAATCACAATCAGTAACAGTACAAACATCAAATACTCTATCAATAACATGATCCTTCCAAACATAACCTCCTAAATCTAAATAATCAATAGGAATAATTTCATCTTTGGTTATCTTAACTGCACAATTTGTATAATAAAGATATGCGGTATTTTTGGTATCAGCTACAAAGTATACATTTATAGATCCAAGTAGAGTTAGAAATTCTTCTCTAAAATACTTTACACTTTCAGCAAAGTAATTATATATACTGGTATCATCTACATCTAAAAGAAAACTTAATACAAAATCTTTTATTTCTTTTTCAGATGTATGATCAATTAAATTATTAGTTACCTTAACAAACACATAACTCTTACTTCCTTCTGGGTTAAATTTATAAAATCCATTGTCTTCTAAAAAATCCTTAAATGAAAGATGAATAATTTTAACAACTCCCTTTTCACTCTTTGTCCAAAACTTTTGGTTGTCTTGTTCCTCCTCAAGTCTTCTTACTACATTATCTAAAACATTATCCTCAACATCTAAGCCTTCTGAAATTTGGGATTTAATTTCAGAGGCAGTAGCCCCCTTTCTTAATTTTCTTTTTACATTATTAACTTTTTCTTCATCTTCATAATATTTTGTTCCAAAGTTTTGTACTTGCTTATATGCTGATTGTATAGTTCTTATTACTTCATTTTGAGTAAAGTCTTTACTAACAAAATTACCCATAACATATTCTGCTAATGTTTTATTAACTCCAAAATCATTAAAGGCTGAGGCAAGTATGTAAACATTATTATTTCTCTCCCCACTATTTAATCCATACTTTCTTTCCCACCACTTTAAAAGAATTTCTACAATTTTATTCTCATTGGTTATTGGTATAGTTTGCACATCTTTATGTTTAACAACCTCTTGATACTCTTGTTCAATAATTTGATTAAAAACACTTGACTGCTCATTTATGAATATTAAAGGATCATAAGATTCATAACATACTCTTGAAACATTCTTACATGATATATCAAAGTATTCACTATCATAGTGCAGTTGTAGTGAACCAAAAAATTGTTTGTGGGTATCTCCTTCTGCTGGTATCTTAACTAATGCCTTTAATCCTAATCCACTTGGCGAAATAAATACTGAGTAAGTATATTTATCTTTAGTTAAAAATTCTTTTTGCTCTAATAGTAATTTTTCAGTAGGAAAGTTATCAAAATCTAAACATATTAATCCACTATGTTCAAGTAATGAAGAATCATTTCTTTTACTAAATTTACCACTGAAACATACTGCTGGTAATGATTGCTTTAATTTATTTCTTATTTCTTTGTCTTTTTCTACCCTTATTGATCTTACTATGTCTTGGGATGCTCCTTCTTGAATCCTTTCTAATATTTTTGATACATCTCTGTAGAAAGGTTGAGCAGTATCTTTAATATCTTTAAATATTGTTATTTCCATTTTATTTGATTTATGATGTGTTATTTTAACTTTATTTTAACTTTATGTTAATTTTTTTTACTAACTACTACTTATATATTCTTTATTTATGACTATATGATAAGAAATATATATATAAATAAGTAAAGAGAGTTTAAGTTTAAGACTTATATATAGAGAGTCTATAATTTATAAGAAAACTTATCATCTCATCATTTAAAAGAGGAAAGAAAAGGGGCAAAAAGCCCCTAATCTATTCTCTTAGATTGAAATTTAGAAAGGTAAATCTTCCTCAACCGCTGGTGCAGTTTCTTTCTTTGGTTCTGGCTTCCAAGTATCTACTGCTAAGTAATGTGTTTTACCATACTCGTCAGCACCATCTTTTTTAGCTGATACATTAAGTTTAATGTATTTTTTACCATTGTACTCAAACATGTGTTCTTGGGGTAAGTCTGATAAACATACACTACAAGAGATCATGCTCCCATCAAATTTTGATGTTCCGTTTCCTACATAGATTTTTTCTTCTGCCATGATTTAATTTTTATAAATTATTTTTTCCAACTGATTCATTGTAGCCTCCATGAGATTATCTCTTTCAGCTTGAGTATATAGATTGGTTGGAATTTCAATCCATACACTTTTTCTTGTTACATTAAAGTATTTCTCTAATGATATAATTTTCAATATCTTCTTTAGCATTTTTTTCATAAAATTTATTATACACTTCTATTGCTTTTTCTACCTTGTCTTTACCATTCATCAAGAAGTTTTGTGATGGATGATATATTCCTAACTCAAATGTAGTCTTGTCAACAACATAGAACACCATAGGCTTGTCAAAGAATTGTTGGTATAGGTATGCTTGACTATCATAGTTATACTTTCTTGCGCTATACTTAAAATCCTTTATATTTCCTGTAGTCTTTAAATCTATCAAGAAATCATGTCCTACAATATCTGCTTTACCTTTCCACATCATACCCATAACCTCTTGTACTGCTGGTACTTCAAACTGATTACCCTCATCATAGATATCCTCAAAGAATTGTAAGTTGTTTTTCATTAAACTAATAGCCTTATCAATCTCTACTTTTTCTTTATCTAACATCATAAGTGATCTTCCGTACTCAGCTAACTCTTCTTTATACTTTTTAGAATTTCTGCTTGATACATCTATACTTGTAAATTCCTCTGATACTAACTTCTCAGGCTCTAACATTGCAGTATGGAAATATCTACCAATTAACATAGGTTTTGTAAATTCTTTAGGCTTTCTAAAAGTTTTAGGATCGTTAAGTAATGTTATTATATCTGAATTAGATAAGTATTGCTTACCAAATTCTCCATAGTAATGGTCATCATCCTTTAGTTTTTCTAATATATCATTCATAATTTTTTAAATATTTGTCCTCCTTTTTCTCTCATTAAATCTATCTTAATTACTTTTTCTTCATCAATAATTTTAACTATATCAAAGTACCACTGAGTAAATTTATCACATGATTCAGGATCAGTTGAGGCTACTGCACATATACTTAAAGTATTGTAATATACATTAACGAGTAATTGGTTTTTATCTTTATTAACTCCTATGTTTTTAAAGTAATCTAATCCTACGCTAAATCCTTGTTCGCTTATAATAGATGAGTCATTATGGTCAATCCAGTTTAATTTATCTAACTTAATATTAACAAGTTCTTTGAAATTTTTAAATTTAAACTCCATTACTTAATATATTTAGATATTTCCTTCTTTACCAATGGCTTTATCTTATACTTAACCTCTAAATTCTTTACAATTTTAGGTAATCCAAGATCTTTATTGTCAGATACATACTTTAATACTTTAGCAAAGTTTTCATCTCCAATATTTAATTCAACATGGGTTGTCTTAGTTGGTACTGGAGTTTTACTAACCGCAACAGATGGGGTGATAGTTTGAATTGTATCCTCTCCTATCCATAAACTTAATCCTAATCCATGCATAGCAATTGCCTTAGCAGTTGATCTTTGGATAGTAGTATTAACATCCATTGAAGTTACCTTAGCAATTGGTATAGAGTTATTTCTATAATCCATAACTGGTAGGTAATCTATATGCTCTAACCCCTCAATAACAATACCTACCTTACAATAAGCAGAATTACCATCAGTAAAAAAGTTAAGTCCAGTATGTTCAGATTCATATACTATTCTTTGAGCAGTAGGATGTTCTAATTTTAGCATACTCCAAGCTGAAGCCCAAGATAAATAGCTGAATTTACCTTTCTTTTCTGTTTTATCCTTTACGGATATGGAAGCGAGTTCCTTAAAAATGTTTTTCTTCATTTAATTTGATTTTATTTAATTGTTTTTGTCTGTTGGAATACTTAATAATTAAGTTTTCTCTTGTAGTTTTTAATTTTTGTATATGCTTATCGTTTTTACGGGTATTTACCTCATTCCTAATCTTTTCCTCTATCATGTCTAACTTTCTTTTACAATTCATCATTGATAGTCTTAAGCCTCCCTTTCTCCATCCATGAATAAAAAACAACTTATATTCATCGTTACTACATTCTTGGAAGTAATCTCCATTCCTACCACAATTAAGTATTTCAGTTTTAGATGGAAATTTTTGAATCTTTACGCCGTAATTTATAAAGCTATTGTTTAAAGATTTGTACGTGTGTTTATCTTTTATTGCTTGTTCGTATATATCATCTACACTATACATTTTGTAGTTTATTAACTACATCTTGAAAGTCTTGGTCGCTATCAATTAATTCTTTAGCTTTTTTATATCCATGTATTATGGTTGAGTGAGCGGTAGGATGTCCTTGATCTTCCATAAATCTCTGTATATAAGAAATTCTTATCGGTCTTTCCATACATAAATAGTACAGCATTTGTCTTGCGTCTACTATATCCCTCCTCTTTGTTTTATCAAACATCTGATCAAGTGTCAGATGAAACTGCTTGGCTATTGCTATTGCATAACCATCAAAAATATCTTTTTTCATATTTAATTTAATTAGGTTGCTAAGATAATACTTTAGTATTACTTGACAAAATTATGTTTAACTTATTTTTATTTCTTTATAGAATAATCAATGTTATTCCATGCTTCTTTGTTTATCTGAACCCTATATAGTATAAGGTATCCGATTAAATCTAAGATGGTATCCTCTGTTTTATCATTGATACCTACTTGCTTAATCCTACTTAACTTATCATCTATTCGTGCCAGTATTCCCTCCTTCGGAGACAGCTTAGAAAATATCTTTGGAGGATCATTTGCAGTATCTCCATACGCCTCATTCTTTTCAAGTAATAAATCTATTACCTCTTTACCTATTTGTTTTATTAAGTATTCTGTTTTCATATTATTTTTTTTTAGGTTTAATTTCTTTTTTTCTGTATTGTGGTGTTAAAGATGATAATTTACTATTTTTTTCTCTTAAACCGCTGTATCTCCATAATTCATCGGCAGTTAGTACAATAATACCATTTTCTTTTTGCCACTTTTGTTCTTTTTCCATTTGTATTGCTACATGATGTCTTACTTTCATACCCAATATTCCTTATAGCAATACTTAGTACAAAAAGTATCTGCAACTTCTACTATGTCATCACAATTTCTACAAGTAAAATAATTGTGCTTTTCATTACATGGTGTACAATAATTTTCTTGGTATCCACTTGGCACATCTACTACCTTTAATTCTTCTTCGCAATTATGACAATAATCTTTTTCAATTTCTTTATTTTTTTTAAAGTAATCCACCATTTGCTGTAAGTGTTGTATTAGTGTCTTATTTGGTTTTGGTTTTAGTTTCTCCAATAATATTCTTTTAAATACTTGCATTTTATTCATATCTTTAATCTATTAAATTAATTTCACTAATTTGTTCTACATATTCATAAGGATCTCCTATTTCAGAATGTATTTGCCCATCTTCTCCCAGTCCTACACAAAACACATTTTGCAATAGATAGAGACTATTAGATCTACAAACTTGTTTTTCTAACCAATCAACAATCTCTTTGCACCAATCATCTGAATCATACCATTTAATGTAATTGAATGTATAAAAGGTTTTATCATTTGGATCTCTTTGCTTATGTATTTTTAGATAATCTCCATCGGGTTTGTCTACTGGAAATTCATGCTTCCTTAATATGTTATCAAATTCTTTTGACAAATCTCCAGTTTTTACTCCTATAATTACTTTACTTCTATATCCCATCTTATTTATTGTTTTAGTCCTTCAGTTTCAGAATCAAGATATAATTCTGCCCTATAATTTATTTCTTCAGAAGATAATTCTAACTCAAAATGACCACCTACAATTACATATAAAGTTTCCTTATGCTTAATTTGATTATTCATAATCCCATCATTATATATAGTGGGTATATCTTGTAGTTTAAACCATTCTTCTGCATACTTAATTTGATTATTCATATTATTTAATTTTAATTTATACTGACTACTCTTGCGAGTAGTTTCGGATATTAAATCCTCATCAGAGTATATTTATAAGTGTCCTCCATATTGTTTACCTACAATTTCAAATCTCCATTCACTTGGTTCTGACCAATCAGTCCAAGCATCATCTAAAGATATGCCAATGCCAAATTCACATTCTACTTTTGACAATTTATCATCTATCTTATG